GCGTTTCCAGCGTCAAATTTGCCGTATCCAGTGGTGCTGGAAAATTGGTCATTCGAGAAAAACCCGTGCGAGTAAATATTTTCGATCAAGATTCCGGTGTAGGAGCCGCAAGAACTGCCATAGGCGTTTACAAATGCCGTCCCGCCGAAAATGAGAGAGTTGGCGTAAGGAATGTACTGCCCTGAATTTTCAAGGTTATCGATCGTGACGTAATTTGCCTGTATCGTGATGACGGCTTGCGATGTGCCGCCCGGAGTGCTCACCCCGGTCGGTGCCGTGGAAGGATTGAAAACCGGCCGCGTCCAGCCACTCGCGGGCCAGGTCGTTCCGCTGCAAGCAGCAGGCGCGGAAGATTGCCCGCCACAGGTTCCATAATAATCAGGGGTGCTGGAACTTCCGCCGCTCGGGATGTTCATCCCGAAGCAGGCCGCTGGCCACGTCACTCCACCCTTGAAAATGAATTGGTCGCCAGTTTGATGCGTGTAGCTCGGGAGAGCGCCGCCGCATCCAGAAGCGTTTTGCATGTACGGATGCGACTTCCACGGCGACGCCTGCGTCCCGGCGTTGGAATTCGATCCTGAGCCGTAGTCGATATAGAACGTGCGCACGGTTGCGCGAGCCGATGGCGCGAGCAGCAAAAGCAGCAGGATTGGGAGAAACTTTCTCATTTCAGTTGGTAGTTCCTCGCGGCCGCATGCCCCGCGCTAAGCTGCGAGTTTTCGTACGCTCCGAAATATCCATAAATGATTCCGGTCACTGCCGGGATTCCAGCGCCGCCAACGATGCGCCACCCGAGCTTGTCTTCCACGTATTCCGTGCAGTGCTCGCGGATGTGCCCCTTGGAGTCAATGTGGTCGGTGCAGGACGCGGCTATAGGAACGTGATGAGCCACGTGGCAAGCTGCGAGATTGAGCACCGACTCAACGCCCGCTGAGAGCAGGCCAAACAACGCGATTTGCCGGTTGCTCGGATGGCTCCCGATATTCGATTCAGCGTTCGGCCCCGTATATTTGGCGCTCGTCAAATCATCGGCGGTCACACTGCCCAGGATGACGCCTTCACCAACCCAAAAGCTTGCCCGCTTCACGCACGGCTTCGCTTGCACCATCGGCGTCAGCAGTGCCAGCACTCCGGCGATTAGGAAAAGTTTTTTCATTGAGTAATCGCCACTGCTTGAACGCCCGCCAAGACTTCGCTGTTCTGGGTTGTGTACTGAAGCGAGAGTAAGTCGCCTTGAACATAGGAAATTGGATGCGCAAAATCGTTGCAGGCGGTGCCGGTTCCAATGGTGCAGGTTTGGGTTGTCGTGGCGCCATTTTTAAGTAGGGTCACGACCCCGGATGACCCGTTTACCCCGGCATGAGAAGCTGTGGCGTACAGTCCAACGACCGTTCCGGGACCTGACGCTGGCTTACCTGAGCCAATCGTCGCGGAAGTGCAGGTGGTTATAGTTTCATTTGGTCCCGTCCCGTACAGACCAAACGCAGATCCCGATGAGGACGTTGCTGTCCCAGTACACGACCCGAAAACGTCGTTTGGACTTCCGGCGATGATGCTCAGCCCTGAAACGGTGGTGGACGTCAGCGTACCGGAATACGAGTTTCCACCGAGGTTGTAGAAATTCTGGCCAGCGCCGTTGCTGAAAAGGAATCCGCCGCTGCTCCCGGTAAATTGCGTGTTGTGGACATACACTGAACCGCTAGCAGCAAAGGTGATCATTTGCCCTGAAGCTCCGATCACATTGCAACCGTTTAAATAAGCTGTGCCTCCAGAACTCGAAAAGCGTATCGCTTCGCCAAAATTTGTCCCGTTGACATTGCCAACGATTCTTTGCCCGTCGCTACACCAAATCTGCGCCCCGGAACCGTTTAGGTTCACGCCATCAATTTCAGTGCCTGCACCAAGCAGCGTTAACTGTCCTCCGGCACTAATTTGGACATACGAAGTGCCTTCGACATACCCAGAGAACGTTCCAAAATTCCCAATCGTTACAATTCCTGTATTATCAATAAAGCAGGTAAAACAGGAAGTACCACCGCCATTATTCATGCTAAGAGCAGTGAAGCCAGTGATTGACGGCGACCCCCAACCATAGATACCAAAATCATGAATCGGCTCTGATCCAACGAGTACTTTGTTTTGTGCCGCTGCTGGCAGTGTGTTTAGACCCAACCCATTTATATTCAAATTTGCAATTTGAACGTTGTTAAATAGACAGGGAACAAAATTGGTACAGGTGCTGAAATCAAAATCGGGGCTTCCAACGATTTGTGTCCCGCCTTTTCCGAATGATTCAGCTGATTGCCCTTGAATAATCGGGAATGGGCCTTGCCCGTTGACCCCTTGGCATGCGGTTGGAGTAGCCGAGAGATTCCCGACTGCCCCGCTAACCAACGATGCGCCGCTTGGCATCACTACAGTTCCGCAGTTTTGCAGCGCGGCCATCGCGTTCACCGCAGCGGTGATGTTTGCCGTTTCATCTTGCGGAAAAACTCCGAGATTCCCTGCAGTCGTGGTGCCGATGGCATTCTGCGAAGCAACCAGCGTATTCGCGTTGGTCACCGACAAAACGGTGGTTCCATTTGGGAATAACGACCCTGCGCTGGTAGCGCCTTTCAGAATCCAACCCACCATCGCCGGAGTCCACACTGCCGACGCTGAGGTTACGGTTGCGCTCCCACTCGTTGTATGTCCATCCCCAGCGGTGAACGCTCCGCCACCCTTAACGCCGTAAGAAGTCGCGTAAATGAAATTGATGCCTGGATTCCCGTTGTCCGCTCCAACGATACTCAGTGCCGTGGAGTGCGGCGTGCGAACGAGTGTCGCGTTGCCACTCGCAGTCAAGGGCCCTTCCGCGCAGTCCGTCTTCCAGTTCGTCGCGCCATCCACGGTCAACCGGCAAGTCTGATTCTGGTGAATCGGGAAATTTGCGTTTCCATTAATCGTCCACGTCGTCGGCGTGACTGTCACATCAGACGGCGTTCCAGTCGTGTTGTTCGCGATCGTAAACGTGCAAGCCGCTACGCCTAGCGTCGTCGCCGTCGGCAGCGTCGTCGCATTCGCCACCGACTCCTTATGCGTGATCGCATTGCCATTGCAATCGCCCGCGAGCACCGTGTCCGTGCTGGTTGTGCCGGTCACATCGCGGTTGGTCACTCCGCTGGACCCGCCGGGTACGATTTGCACCCACCAATTTCCGTTGTCGGAATTCACCCAGCCGAATTGAGACGCTACCACACTGAAACTGGTCGCCCCTGTAGTCGTGGTTAGCCCGTTGACCACGGTGAACGTCGCCGTCCCTCCGTGATTCACCGTCACCGTTCCGGCTCCCGCGTTCATAATCTTGAACGGGAAATAACCGCCCATCCCTGGCGTGGTAGGATCAGGCAGCGTCACCGTGCACGCGCTGGCAGATTGAATTACGATGAGCGTGCCGCGGTCGAGCGTCGCCACAGGCGATCCGCCATCCGCCTTCACCACATATGGCGCACAAGTGGTAACCGGGGCGTTCCCGTTGCCGAGTGGCACCCCTCCCACTTGAAAAACGGAAGCGGTCGGCGAGCTTGCCGTCAGAAGACTGCCAATGATCCCGCCGCCGACGAGTCCGCCTACCGATGTCCATCCGGTCGAGCTGCACACCGACACTTGCACCGGTGTCTGGTCCGTCGCCACATAAAAATCTCCAGGGCTTGCCGGCACCGTGCAGTTTGGCTGCGCTGCCAGCGGTCCTTGCGTGATCCGTCCGCTTCGGCTGGTCTGCCCATTCGCCGGATACACCACTCCCAGCAGCGCCAAAAGCGCTGCGATTAAGATGTTCGTTTTTTTCATGGTTCTAGTTGCTCGGGTAAATCGTGATGTCCAGGTAAGCCCCAACCGGCGCAAATTGCGATGACTGCCTCACCGTGATCGCCTGCTCACTCTCCACTTTCCAGGTGAATGTCACGTTTGCGCCGTTTGCATACGCTGTTCCAAGTGAATATTCGCCGCCTTTTGCATGAAACTGCGTTGGCGGCCCTACTGACCCGGTGGTGTTCGCTCCTCCAGGAGCGAAGTTGTTCGTGCCATCGCTCACCCAAGCCTCAACGCCGCCTGCGTTTGAGGTTGTCGCTCCAAATTCCCATCGCACATCTGCCCGACATGGACAGCCAGTCGACGGCATCGTAATCGTCGCGCTTTTCAGCGTGGTAATCGTCGCCGCGCTAACCGACACGTCGCTGGCCAGCGTGTAGTGGTTCTGAATCGGAAATCCACTGTCGATGCAATTCCCGTTCGCGTCGATCGCCACTAGGTGCCCGCCGCTCATTGATCCGGCCACCGTGCAGACTTGGCTTCCATTTCCCGATCCCGGCACTTCCCCCGATCCTTTGCCCGAACCTTGCTTCCACACCACCTGCACATTGTTCGCGTCCGCCGACGGCAGAGCTCCCAGATTTACCGCGCTGCCTTGCGACACCCCATTGATGCTGACCGTCGTTCCGCCCGACGGGCATCCGCCAATCAATACCGTGCACGCGATCGAGCTTGCCGGAAACGTCTGCGCCGCGCTCCAGGTATGCGACGCGCCCAGCGCTGCGCTGCCTAAATCCAGATTCCCGATGTTTCCCGTTCCGGTTATCCCTGCGTTGAATGTCGAAAGCCCCGTCGACGTGAGTGACGGCACTCCCAAACCAAAACCCGTGATCGTCTGGAACCCGCTCGGATTCAACACCACCGGATTCACCACACTCGTCACCGGAATTACGTTCGACCGCCCAGACAGCAGCACGCTGAAGGTGTACGTCTTCGTCGCTACCGGCAGATCGAGGTACGTCAGCGTGATCGAAGAAAGGTTGTTCGATTGCTGGACATCGGCCACATTCCCCGTTCCAGCAATCCAGTTCGCGCTTACGCTGTTGATCGCCGTCCACGGCCCATCATGGAACGTCAGCGTGATGGTTGGCGCTATGCTCGGACTGGTTCCCGCCGTGATCGTAAACTGAAACCCGCTGTCACTCCCTGCAATGCTCGAAATCGTTGCGCCGGTTCCCCATCCTCCCGCGCTTGGCGTGCTGAAATCCCCGCTCACCAGCGGCGTCCCGGAAATTTGCAGCCGCGCTATTCCTGCATTTGTCGCACACCCCGCCACCACGGCGCTCGGTACGCAGGGAATCACATACGGGCTGCATCTCGGCGTCGCATTGTTCCCTGAAATGCAGACGATGTAGTTTCCAGGGGTCCCGAAAAGCGGTGGATAGTTCGCAAAAGTGTCCGCGGCCGTCGGATTCGGGCTGGCCACCGTCATCGCCGCATTCGTAAAACAGCAGTTCGCATCATTCTCCGCCGGCGTGCACACTCCGTTCAGCGGTATCGTCGCATTCGACGCGCAAATCGTGATCGTCGCTCCGGGGAAATACTGCACCCCGCTCGGCGTATACCGTAGAGCTATACTATTGATCGGCCCGCCCTGGGCGCTCGCAGCCGGCGCGAAGACACACCCCAGCATCACAGCGGCTAAAGTTAGCCAAAGTTTTGTCAGTTTTTTGCTCACGGTTTTCCCGTTTTCTGCTCCAAACAGGACTGCTCTAATTCACGCCACGAACCGGACTCCACGGCGCGCCCATCATCGCCGGCGTAAACTTCTGCAGCCGGAACCAGCTCGCCGCCCCACTCTGCGAAATCTTCCACGCCACTCGCTCGCCCAGCACGTTCAGCGTCATTTCCAAATCTCCGTACGCCGGGTTCGACAAAATCAGCGATGGCAGCTGCTGTGTAAAGTTCAGCGAGTTCACATGCGCGGTGAAATTCACGAATCCCGAACCTTCGATGTACGTCGCCAGGTACGGGAAAAACTTGCGGTGTTCGTGGCTCTGTGTCGCCTGGTTCGCTTCCCGCTGCGGGATGAACGCTGTCGTGTAATAGCTCGGAATCTGCTGCTTCGTCGTGTAGTCCGTCAGCTGCGTTTCCAGCAAGTCGTAGATGTACCCAGTGTCCGTTCCTGCCGGCACTCCCGCGCCAGCTCCCATCCAAATGTGCGCGGTTCCGTCCGCACGCTCGATCAGCGCGCAGCTATTTGCCGACATGCTCCACGGACTCCACTTCCGGCTTTTGTCGCTCACAATCTTCTGCCCGCGATAACTCAGCCGGATCGCTGGACTGGTCTCGATTCCCTGTTCGGAATCGATGTCGCGATAATCCATCATCAGCACCGCGCTCGGTGTCGTTGCCGCTCCAAACGGCGCGCCGACCAAAATCTTTTTCTTTTCCGTGTCTACCAGCACCCATAGCGTTGACCCGTACTGCCAGTTGATCTGGTCCCAGGCCAGCGTCTGCCCGCTTGCGCTGTGCCCCACTTCCTGCGAAATCTTTACCGGTTCGCCGCCGCGCGTGATGTACAGCCCATTCCGATCCGCGATGATTGCCCAATCCTCGCCAAGCCCGGCTCCGTTGCACGATGGCGTTCCGACCTTCGCCGATACCCGATCAATCGTCCATTGCGCCGGCTCGTTCACTCCGTCATCCTGCGTGGTGTGCAGCGAATGCTCTTTCACCACATACAGCCGCGCACGCTGCTCGTAGCAATTCCGCACCGCGTACCCATCGTTTTCCGCAATGTTTAGGAAGCCGTCCGTCCCGTCATAGCTCTCAGGATCCTCGGCTTTGCTTGAGCGCAGCTGTGAACTCAAAAACGGCTGCAGCGTCGGATAAATCTGAATGGTGCCGATGTAGAAGACCCCGCCATTGGTCGGCGTTCCATCGGCATAAATCTGCAGCACCAGGTCCGCTGGAATCGTGGTCAGCGGCGCCGTCAGGTCTGCCGTGTACTCCACGTATCCCGTGGTCACTTGCGCGGCCGTCAGTTGCAGCCCCACCGTCGTGAATGCGCCGCTTACGCTTTTCAAATTCACATGCAGCGTTCCCGCGGCCAGCGCCAAATTCTTGCAAACCCTTACCCGCACCGAATAATCGGTGTTCGCCTGGATGATCGGTACCTTGAAAAAGTCTTGCGCGACCGCTTGCGTCAGCAGCCCTCGCGTCGGCGTCGCGCCATCCCCCACAATCGCGTACGCATCGCCCCAGATGACCGGCCCACCCAGCTTGTTTGCCGATGCTCCGCCAGGACTGAACACTGCATCTGGCGTCCAGCCCAGCGGCAAATTCGGCAGAAGCCCCGGATTCGAGAACCCGCCGCAAAATTCCATGTTCAGCAAATTAAACAGTTTGTTGCGTTCGCCCCACCAGAAGAGCCGGTCGCTGTACGATTCCACTCCCGCGCATTCCCCCAGCACTTGCAGATCAAACAGCGCATCCGCATTCGTGCCTGCCAGCAGCACCGCATCCGCAAAGTCCACCACCGTCGACGTCGTCGTGTTGTCCGTGACGATGGTGCTCCCGGAATAAATGTTCGTCGCATCCGGCGGCAAATAGAAAAAGCTCGCTCCCGCCGCTCCGGTAAAAATCAGAATCCGCTGCACCACGTTCGGCGGCCCGATCGGGATGCCCGTCAGCGCCACGCGCTTTCCGCCGCTCGCGGTCCACGATACCGGTGGCGCCGGCTTCGTGATGTAGCCCTTCCTGGTTACGAAGCAGACGCTGACTTGGTGCACACCGGCCGGAATACTTCCTGCCGCCGATGCCGTCCCGTTTCCAGAAGCCGCCAACCCCCCTGTCAGCGCCGTAAACGTGAAGTGTGTCGCGTCCGGCACTCCGGTAATCGCAAACGTGCCGTTGTAGCCGCCCACAGCGATCCCCGCAGTGGTCACCAGCTGGCCAACCACAAATCCATGCGCCGCGGTGGTCTGAATCGTTGCTGTCGCCGATGCCGATGTTCCGCCGCCCGACGCGGCCAGCCCAGAAATTCCCAGAATGTACTGAAACTTGACGTTGCTCAGCACCGCCAGCACCGGAAAAGTCCCGTTGTATTGCGCCACGCCAACGCCGGCGATTGTGGTGCTCTGCCCGACGCTCAATCCATGTGCCGCGGCCGTCGTGATGGTGACCAGAAACCCGCTCTCGCTCGCCACAGCGATTGCCACCGCTGCAGGCTGCGTCGCTCCCGCAGGACTTGCCACAACGTTGACCTGGACGTTTTCGTCCGTCGCTGTCGGCGCTACTCCTGGCCCTTCCTGGCTCACCCGATCGAGCAGCGCATCATCAAACTGCCGCGGAATGCCGATCCCATTCTGGCCGTCGCTGATGGCAATCCACTCCCGTTGAAACAGCGTTGTCGACTTCCCATAGACCGGCACCGCAACCTGCGGATTTGCGTCCGCCAGCTGCTGCACCAGCGTCATCGCGTTCGGCGCGGTCTCTTTATAAAGATTCGCGATGTCCGTCAACGACATCGCCCGCTTGGTCCCGTTCGAGGTCACAAACGTCTTCAGGTAATTCACCACGTTGCCGTTTAGCTGCGCCAGCGGTGCAAGACCTGGCCGGGTCTCCACCGCCGACTTCGCAAAACTGCAATCCTGGCAATCCGGCGATACCCCGCTCGGCAATACATCCGGCGCGGTATCGCACACCAACCCGCCGATGATCTCCACGGGCACATCGATGGCACCGGCGATGCTCATGTATTACTATTCGTGTTGTGGCTACTTCATGCTCCGAGATCGTCCAATTTAACTTCAGGACGCAAGGCTGTCCCGGCCATTCCTTGCAGATGCTTTTTCACGACTCTCTAGGTCTGGTTTCGATTGTTATTGATGGCAAAAGAACACACGTCCTCGACCATGACCGTTTAAAGGCGAACGCCAAGCTCCACCTCAGTTATGCCTTCCAGCCGGGCTTTTTTACTGCGCTCGCTGAGCTCTACCTCAAAGAACGCGGTTAAGCCGCGCTTTTCTCGCCAATTCCCAACTTTTTCGCCTTCGCCTGGTCCAGCACGAAGCCGCAATGCCGGCAAACCACCGCTCCGGCTTTCACCTGCTCCGCGCATGCCGGGCACTTCTCCGCCGTCTTGGTATCGAACAGCCACGGCTTATCGATCAGCCCCAGCGACCGCGCCGCGCGGCGCATCACCGCATCAATGAAAATCGGATTGTGGTGCTGCTCCCACAACGCGTCCGCCATCGAGACGCTGCCCTGATAGAACAGCTTCAGCTTGGCGTGCGCCTCTGCCAGCTCCGTCTTTGTTGGCGTGTTGCCCTTACACAGAAACACACCGGAAAAGCTCGCGACAGCCTCTCCATCATCAGTGATCGCGCCCACCGGTACGTTGGCGTTCATCACTCGCACCAAGTCTTCCGCAATCTGTGTGGCATAGACGTACTCCAACCGCGAATTCTTTTCGCCAACGTCCACCCGCGTGTCGCGCCCGGTTATCTCGGTCAGCGCGTATTCCTGCCCCTTCTCGCATTCAATCTCTTCGATTTCGCCGTTTACGTGACGGACCAGCCGCAACCCTTCCTTGCATCCCTGCACGATGAATGCGCCATAATCGCGCATCACCGGCCCCATGGTCTGCTCGCTGATGTTGCAAATCACCGCGATTTCTCGCGTGTCGAACTGTATCTGCGGTCTTGGCATTGCTCTCTCCTTTTTGCTTTTTCCGTTTCCTGCTCCAACCCGGAAACTCTTTAACTCACTGTCACGAATGGCCGGGCGCCAAACGCGCGGACTCCATCGTCCATCACGTCATACGCCCAGTTTTCGTACTGCAAATCCTCTTTCGCTTCCCGCCGGAAAATCGCCGCGCGCCGTTCCGAACTTCGCACCCCGCGGCTGAATTCAATCGCTCGGGCAATCCAATCCGCCACCGTCGATGTCAGCTGCAGAAATTCTCCGCCAGGCGTTTCCAGCGTGAAACAATGCTCATAGTCCCCGAGCACCGGATACGGGCCCAGTGCCGGCACGCTTTGCCCGCCTTCCCGCTCAATCGTTTGCGCATACCAAATCTTTGGCGAGCCATAGCTCTCCGGCGGCATCCACCGCTCAATGTGCCAACGGTTCACCTGCGGATATTTCGGCTCCATCCGCAGCTGCACCACTTCGCGAATCAGACTGCCATGCTCGTCGCGGTCCTCGAACTTCCCGCCAATCCATCCCAGGCGATTCCAGCCCCATACCGCTCGATAGTTCGCCTCTCCGAAACGGTTCACTCCTCCAGCCACACATAGCCTGTGCGCTACGCTTTCCGGCGTCTCGTGCGTTTCTCGGATGACTTTAATCATTTAAAAATATAAAAATGTGCAAATAAAAAAGGGGCGGTTCCGCAGCCGCCCCTCTCTCGGCCCGCTGTCGTCGCGGCGTGAGGAGTGCACGCCTCAGCAGGCAACTCTTATTAATTGTTTTAGTACTATTTATCTGTTAGTACTAATATCCGGCGGGTCTCGCGAGCGTGTCAATAAAAGCGCCGCTGCGTGGGCTGTCGTCCCACACCTGCATCGCCAAATCGAAATAGAAGATGTACGACGCAGCCAAGCCACCGCTGGCGCCGTAAATCGGGAACACCGTGTTGCCATTGACTTCGTAGAAGTCGATGTCCTTCATCACCGCGCGGCCCCAGTGGCTCAGGTCCAAATAATCGATGCGCGTCTGGTCCGCGTTGATGCTGGCCTTGATCGGAACTCCGCCCATGGTCTTCTTGCCGCTGAACAGCAAATCCAGGTCTTCGACTCCGCCTCCCGCGCCTTCCTTGATCACCTGGCTGATGGTGATGCCCAAGTTTTCCCAGGCATGTTCCTGTTCCAGCGCCATGTAGGCGATCAGCTTGCCCAGCTGGTTCACGCCCAACGCCTTGCGCACTTTGTTGTACGCCAGGCGGACGTTGGTTGGCGTCAACGCTGCGTTTCCGGCGTTTACGCGCGGTGTCTGCAGCTGTACCGGGTAGGTCGCGCGGTTCAGGTTGAGCCAGGTTCCGGTCGTCGCATTGTTCTGGTGGTACTTGATCCCGAACAAGCTCACCGGCGAAGCTCCCGCCAAACCGTCATGCACGATCACGTCGGTCGCCACGGTGCCGGCAGGCAGCGCGTCCAGCGTAATCGTCTGCGAAGCGCTGATTGGATCCGCTTCCACCACGTTCGCGGTGCCGCGATTGGTGGTCAGCGTGGTGTCGTACACCTGAATGGTCTGGCCAACGTAGACCAGCGCGGCGCCGTTCGGGATCGCCATAGTCAACACGTTGCCAGCCACGCTGCTGATTACTCCCAGCACGCCGTTCCCGGCGGTCTGCATCAGCTTGTCCAGGAACGCCCGAAACTGCTTCATGCCCTGCGCCACTTCGCGCTTGGCCGCATTCTCGATCGCCTTCTCTCGCCCGTTGGTCGCATACTCCACCAGCTTAGTGATTTCGATTGCGAACCGGAAGAAGACCGGGCTGACCTGCGCAACGTCATACTGCGTTCCGCTGCCGCGCCCCAAATCTCCGCCATCCGCGTTGTAGCTTCCCGCTTTGCCGCCGGGATTGATCTGCAGCGGCAGACGCATGTTGCGGCTGCTCACTTTTTCCACGTCACCACGCTGCTGGATCATGGTGAGTAAGATGTCATCGCGTTCGTAGAGGAGAGGCACTTTGTCGCGCACCTTCTCCAGTTGCAACGCGATTACGTTTGCGTTTGCTTGTGCTGGCATTTCTGTATCCTTCTGCCAGCCTGTTGCTGGCTCTTTGAAATTTCACTTCTAAAAACAAAAAGCCCATCGACTGAATCGATGAGCTCTCGAAAACTTTTGCTCTTCCCTGCTCCAGGAAGAGTTTTGGTCTTACATGTCCAAAATTTGTTCGTCGGTCAGTTGTTTGCCTGCGCCTTTGCCCTTCATGTCCTTCGCGGTCAACGGCGCCGCTGGCCGTATCGGAGCTCCGCCGCCTCCGCTCACGTCGACCCGCGCGGCCTGCGCCTTTTCTCGCTCGGTCTTCGCGCCTGCCGCTGCCACCACCTGCTTGGTGTAAGGCTCGATCACCTTGGCCACCGCAAACGGCAACAACTGCATCGCCCGCCCGGTTGTTAGGTTCACGTACTGCGTCCGCGCGTCCTCGCCTTTCGTCTTCCAGGCGTTGCCGTTCAGCACCGCTGCGAGTTTTTCCTGATGCCCGCTATCCGCGCGCATCTGCGTCAGGATGTCGCTTTCCACCTGGTCAATGATCCGGCCCATCAAATCTTCGCGGAATGCCGTCGGCACATTCTTCGGCAGCGCCTCATCGATGCGCTTCTGAATGTCCGTGCGTACCGCGGTCTTGATCGCCGTTTCCGTCGGCTCCCACCAGGTCTTGAAACTTGCGGCCGTCTCCTGATGCACGCGAGACTGTTCCGCGGTTTCCAGTTCCTTGATTCGCGCCTGCGCCGCGGCTAGCTCAGGATTCGTCGCCTTGCGATCCGGCGGCGCTCCCGTTGCCGCCTTGCTCAGCCCGGCCTTTTCCATCCAATTGCTGAAATTGTTGAACGCTTCGCCAATCTTTGCGTCATCGCCGCCCTGAACCGCCTGCACAAACTGATTCCACAGTTCGGGAACACCTTCCGCCTGCAATCCGCGTTTCGCCATATCCAGCGCCGCAGTCTGAAACGCTTGCGGATTCTTTTCTGCAAGCACGTCCAGGTACGCGCTTGCGCCATTTGCGAATGCCTGAGGATTGTCCGCCTCGAGCGCCGCGATCGCGGACTTCTGCCTCGTCGGATCGCCGCTCACAAAGTCGGCTGTCTCGCGTTGCGCCGACTCTGCAATCTCCAGCTTCCCTTTCAGCTCTTCAATTCCGCCCGGAGCCGCTGCCTTGAACGCTTGCGCATCCGCTACCGTCGGAAAGAACTCCCGCCACTTCGCCGCTTCCGCCAACTGCGTCTGCATCGCCTGAATCAGCGGCGCGACTTCAGGATTCGCCAAACCTTTCGCGAGCAGCGCTTGGTCAAGCGCCCACGGATCGGCTGGCGCAGCCGCTGCGGCGTCACTTGCCGCCTTCGCTGGGTCCGGCGCTGCCTGTGCATCCGCTGCAGGCGCTGCGGCCTCTGCGGCTTTCGCCTCGGGCGGCGCTCCATTCACCTCATTCGCCGAAACGTTGTCGATTTCCAGAATGCTTTCGGCGGCGGTGTCGAACGACGGCGCGGAATTCACCGCTTCTTGCGTTCCCGCTGCCGGCGCGGCCGGAGCCGCTGGTAATACTGACGCTGGTGTGCTCATGCTGCTTTCTCCTGTTTACTTCCTAACTTTGCTTTCAGCTCGGCGGCTTTGTCCGCGCGTTCTTGCGCGTCTTTTGCCTCCAACTCCATCGGATTCAGCTGAATGTTTGCCTGCGCGGCCATCTGTACTTTTCCGCTGGTCGGCATGTCCTTGAAGTTCATCGATTCGCTCGGCGGCTTGTTCTGCGCGCTCTGCTGCGCGGCCATGGCCTGCTTATGCTCCATGAAGTGCGCTCGCACGTTCGCGCAGCCCATCGGATTCTTCAGTTTTTCCTGTATCCCCGCCGGCGAATTCCACCACCGCACAATCTCTTGCATCTCTGGCTGGTGACGGTCTAGGTCCGGGTCGACCGGCAGAGTAGATGTGAACTGCGGCTGTGGCCCATTCGGTCCCGGCGCCACGCCAATCTGAATCGGTGGCGACTTCAGTAACTGAGAAATCTCGCGCAGCTGTTTGTTTGCACTGTCCTCGCCCGGAATCACCAAATCCGTCAGCCCCACCACGTTTTTGATGTACCGCATGTTCGCCGGCTCGGCCAGCATCGCCGCAATTTCCGGCGCTTCTGGGGCCATGCCTATAAACTGCTGCAACACGCCGCGCTGCTGGCTCTTCGCTTGCGGAAATTTTTCATCGGCTTCGTTACGCGATTGGGCATTTCCCTGCAGATCGGTAATTTTTAAAACCTTTGCTTCAAACTCTCCGTCCTCGCCCAAGATCGGAATCTGCACATCCTCGGTGCGATTTTTTTTGAAGCAATTCACCGCGAGTTGCATCACTCGTGCCCAGAAGACTTTTATTCGCGACCAGACCAGCCCCAGCCGGCCCATCGCTTGCTCCCTCGCGATTGCGTACTCGCCCAGCGTCTTCGAGCCTTCCATCGCTCCGCCATAAATCGCCGGATACAATCCCGTCAACCGCTGCGCGGTCGGTCCGCTCAACTCCTGCTCATACGCAATCGAGTCCGCAGCAATCTGCCCAGGCGCTGGCTGAAAGAATCCCGCTTCAAGCGGCTGTCCAGGCCTCGCCCTCGCCGGGAAATGCGTTCCCGGCTCCGCCACGCGATTGCCGAGCGCATCGAAATCCAGCACTTGCGGATCCGCATAAATCGGTGGAATGCCATAGTCCGCGGCTTCCATCCGCTGATTCCTCAGCGTATTCACCTGCTCCTGCACTTCCACTTCGGAACTTCCGCACGCGCGGCGGTTCTGGCCGTCGCCTGGCAGAGCGTGCATCACCGCCCAATGCTCATCCTGATTCTCATTGCGCGATTCGCAGTACGTGTCTCCCGCAAACGCGCAGTAGCACCCATCCGGAAACAATTTCAGACATTCTGCGCGAACATCCTTCTCCTCGATCGCATAGAACGCCCACGGCCGTATCCACGTCCGCAAAAACGTGATCAGCGAAACCAACGCATCGCCCGGATGCGTTGTCGGCAACCCTTGCGCCACGCTCACGCGGCTCGCGCGCGCGTAAACATCTTCCGCATCGTTCAAATTGCCGGGCATGATCTTGTCTGCCGCCAGCGGATAACTCGCCTTCAACAGCGCCTGATGAACTTCCAGCTGCCATTGCTTGTACGGCATCTCACAGTCGTAATTCGCCCACACTGGCGTGTTCAGTTCTAGCCCGCCGACAATCGTGATCACTTCCTGCCCGTTCGGTACTTTCTCCGTGCCGGTCACCACCGGCACCTGGATCGTTGGCGCTTCCTGAAAATGTTCCTGGCCCAGCGCTGTCCCGCACTGCGGACAAATCGTGCCGGAATACATCGCGCCCGCCGGCGTCTGCGCTCCGCAATTCGGGCAGTTGAACGCGTCTTCGCCCATCTTCCGCGGCTGCGCTTCCACAATCGGGTTGTCGTGAAACCCGAATTGCTGCCCATCCATCACGTAGCGCACATACGCGCCGATTTTTCCGTCAGTCCACAGGAAAAACCCGATGCGCTGCAGCAAATCCTCAATCTTGTTGTTTTCGGCGATCAGTTTTTCCGCTTCGCTCGCCGCTTTCGCCGCCGCGATGTCTTGCTCGTTGTTCGGATTCACTGGGTACCAATGAATCGTCGGCACTTCCGCCGCCATCACCGCGATAAACGCTTCGCCATCCGCGCCATAGATGTTGGTCACGAATTCGTAGCGCGGGCCCAGCTGCTCTTCATCCTGCCCATCGTTCAGCTTCAGCCCTTGACTCGTTCCAAAGGGCATCTGCCATTCCATGTTGTCGGCGTCCCAGCCATAGCTGTACTGCAATCCCTGCCAGAACAGCCGCGCCTTCTTGATTCGGCGAATCTCATGCCGCCGCGCCACAATTCCTTCCATCCGGAACTGCTGCACGATCGAACGAATCGCCGCCACAACCTTCGGCTTGCCTTCGAGAATTACCTGCCCTTGCGGGTCCTTGCGCCCGCTCTCCAGATATTCGTTGTTCGGACCGTAGCCCAGCGCATCCTGCGCAGCGCTACCATCCTTCGGCGCAATCACTCCCGGCGGTGGCGCGTTCACACCCTTCGCGTCAGCCTGCGATGGGTCAACCGTTAACGGAGCTGTCGCCATTTCCTCTTTTTCGTCCTAAAATGCAAAAAGACCGCGTGCGCGCGACGCACGCCCTTCACGCCGGGCGCTGGCCGTCCCTCAGAAAGATCAGCCAACCCGGCGTTTTTTCTTCAATCCTACTGAACCGGTTCTGCTTCCAACTGCTCGACCGGCACTCCGGTTTCCGAACCCTCGAAAAACGCGAACTTCCCGTCGTCGCTCATCCTCAGGATGTGCATCGGTTCCGCAAAGTGATACGCACCCTGCGAAATCCACTGCACGCGGTCACCTGGCATGAACTTTGGCAACGGATCGGCGGTGTCAGCTACAGATGTCGAAGATGATTCCGATTGCGGCGCACTGGCCGCTTCCTGAACCGATGGCGCTATCTCCACCAGGTAATTCCTCTCGATCACCAGAATCCCCTTCTCCATCTTCATCCCGCCGATTTCGCCGTACGTCGCTGCTACTTTCGCCAGTAACTCGTGCTGCTTCTCGAATTGTGGCTGGATCCGCAACACCGTCTCCAGCACTTTCCCTTCGTTCTTGAACTCCGCACTTCCGCTCACCATCAACATTGTTTTCTCCTTCGCGTGAATCTGCTTCAGCAGCTCCTCGCGCTTCATCTCCACAAACCATTTCGCCAAAACCCTTCGCCAACGCCACGGATGCGCCGCTCGCCACCGCGCAATCTGTCCAACTTCACCGGTCAAACAGTAGTTCTGAGTCTTCGCGGCCAACAGCTCCGTCAACTGCTCGCGGCTCGCTAAGACCTCATCCAGCACTAGACGCCTTCAGCGTGCCGGAACGCGCGCAACTCTTCGTCCGCGGCTTCGCGCGCCCGCGTCAAATCAATCGCTTTGTTCACCTTGAACAGCTTCACTTCCAAATGCGCTTTCTCTTTCAACAGCTCGCCCAGCACTTCGAGATCGCCGCCCACTCTGCTATTCGGATCCATCACTTTTCTCCTTTTTGCTTCACGTATTCACAGGTTCCACAGCTAAACTTTTTCACGCCATTGAACTTCGGCTCGAACAAATTGCAGCAGCCCAGGTCGCTGCTCACGCCACCGGCAACGCGAATCTTCTGGCAATCCGCATCTTTCCGCGCGCCCTCGAGCTCCATATACCCGGCTGACTCGGCGTCTTTGCGGCCATCCTTCTTAGTCCGCCCGCCAAACATCACGCAGTCCTTCGCCGCTCAATCCACCCATCCAAACCCAAGAGGTGCTTCAGCCAGCGCCAACCCCGTAATCTCCGCCGTTCACTTTGCATCGGCCGCCTCCGGCTGTTTCACGCTTGAAGCAATCGCGCCACCAGGCGGACGCAGCGCCGCTTGGCGGTTCAGCATCCGCTGCTCGCTCTGGCGTTCAGTCAACGTTTGCCGTTGATGCCAACTCATTCCGCGCATCGGCACTTTGGCCGGCGGCGCAGCTTTTTCCAGCTCTATCACCGGCGGACATCCCGCCGTCGCCAGCAGCGAATTCAACATCGCCCGGTTCTCTGACCGCAGCCGCGCAATCTCCTCATCCTTCGCGTCACACAGTTTCTCCAAGAGCCGTGTGTACGAAGATTTCAGAAGATCGCGCAGCCAGGTCATGGGGGTTGAGGGAAATTACTGCGCTGGCGCTACCAGCTTATAGCCTTCGATGTGCGCATGTAGCGCGCCAGCCGAAGCATTCGACGTGGTGCAAAACGCGGTGGGAACGCCGGCTGCGATAGCCGCCGTATTCACTGGTGTCTTAATCGTGGATGACTCAGTTGTGGTTCCAGCGGTCAGCGTCGTATTGGCTGCAGTCAAATCCGTGCCCGTTCCGCCAGTCAGACCTAGCGACCATCCGCCAGCGCAGGTGGCAATAGTTGTCGTCACGCGCGCCGTCGCACTCATCACGATCGAGCGCGCCGGAATATTCACTGACCCGAGGCTGGTGGTCGGTGCTCCGGTACTCAGCGTCACGATGCCCGGATCGATCTTCCACCATACAATTCCGCCATTATTCAGAGCCGCATCGTTGATCGCTTCTTGGATTCCTTGATCGCTGGGAATCACCTGATTCGGAGCCAAACTCGTGCCATGCGTATTCGCGAAGGTCGCAGTCACGCTTGCGCATGTCCCGTTCTGGCCTCCGGGATAGCCTGCCGGTGCGGTCACCGACGAATATGCTGTCGGCGTCACCGTCTCCGAGGCGCTGCCTGCTGGGTCAATCGTGAACGGGGTGAAAACGCCGTTCGCTGGCGCCAGCGGCCTAAACGCTCGCCCATCCGGTAGCTGCACATATTCCGGGCACACCGTAATCGCTTGGCTCCCGGTTGCCGAGTTGCCCGCAGCCACCGACATGCCCCACTGCGAATACGAAGCCGAGTTGTAAACTCCGCCAGCAAATGACAGGTTACCGGAGGGAATCACGGCCTTTACTGGATGCAGCCATGCGCTTCCCGCAAATACCAACAGCAAGGCAACCGCAGTCGCGGCTACCACTGAAATCTTCTTCTTCATCGTTTTGTCCTTTTTTCTAAAGTGGGGAAATTCTTACGCCATGCAAAAACTCTAAATCCTTGTCCGTCCAATCCATCCGATCGAAATTCTTGCCGCCATGTACCGCCGCGATGTGTTCATCGAGCGCTGCATTTGCCGCTTCCAGCGTCTCCCGGCTAAACGACCGGTTGAAACAATAGCCGCACTTCACATTCACGAACGACGATTGCGGCTCACTCTTTTCCTCGCGTGGCGTCCCTGGATGCTCATCCGCGTAATGCTCGTCCATCCGGCGAATCCAATCCTCATCGGTCATGTACACGAACCGGAATCCGCAGCGCCCGCAAACTCCTTTGCCTGCCACTACCGCCCCCAAGGCCGCGGTCTCCGCTTCGGCACAAACTTCTTTCGGTCCTCGGCCTCTAACTTCTGCTGATTGATCGCAAAGCTCGTCATGTCGCGAATCACGAACTTTTCTTTGCCGGTCTCCTCATCCACCACTTTCTCCATCGATGAGCTCGCCTGCTGCCGCTGCCTGAACCGCTCTTCTTTCGGCGTGTTCACCAACTGCCGCTTCAGGTGCACCAAGCCATACCGCGCAGCATCTGCCGGGTCGTCGCCGTCCACCTTCATGACGTCCTCAGCGTGCGGCGGCTCGTCCCGCACCAGCGTCGGCAAACACGCGATCAGCTTTGGACAAAGCTCGCTGATTACCCACGCTTCGCCTTCCATCAACTGATACATCCACTGCCAGCCGCCAATGCGGTCATCATCCGCGGGCTCTGGCCTCGGCAAATCGTGCGACTCAAAAACTTCCGCCAGCTGCTCGGCAATGCTCGCTTCCGCCGTGCGATGCGCAAATGCATCCGGCGACAGGAAAATCTCAGTGATGCGCTCTTTGGTCTGCTCGGCAATCCGCTGGCCCAGCGCCCTCGGACTTAGCCCGCGTTCCGGCTCGGTGCAAAACTCGCGGTACGTGAACACTCTTCCGTGAAACGGTGGTCCGTCTGGCGCTTTGGCATGCCAGTACACCGCGCTGGGATGGTGGAATCCCCAGTCAATCGATATCCAGTGCGGCCACCACGGCTGAATTCCTTCGTAGACTTCGCGGCCGTCCTGAGTATGCTTGCCGAGATCGAAGATGTCGAAATATTGCCCCGCAAAGATGCCCCAATCGCCATCGAGAAACGCCCGCCGAAGGTGCGACGGTAAGATCTCAAGTGTTCGGCGATAAGACGCATCGTTCGCATAAATCGGGTTGTCATCCAGCCGCGCTCGCGTGAACTCGTATTCCGCCGGGTCGTACAGCTCCGGCCGCTCGAATCCCGCCGGCGCTTTCTTGTCCACCCATAGCGCCTTCACCCATGCGTGCCCGATGTTGCCCGGGTTGCTCGCACCAGCCATACATGGAAAACTCCCTGGCACCGAGCACCGGTTGCGGCTGGTCAGGAACTGCCACTGCTTCAGCGTAAAGTGCGTCAGCTCGTCCAGCCCGATGAACAAAAATTCCGCGCCCTGGTACTGGTAAACATCCTTCTCGTTGCGGCAATAGCCAAACCTCGTTGTGCTGCCATTCCACCAGGTGATTACCCGCTTCGCATCGTTGTACTTTTCATACAAATCGCGCGGCACGTTCTTCCGGAATTCTGCCAACAGCGACATCTCGAGCTCTGAAAACGTTCGCCTCAGCAGCAGCGAATCTGACTGCGGCACCCTATTCGCCTGAAAGATTGCTTCCCACAGCAGCGCTTTGGTCTTGCCCGGGCCCGCCGCTCCGCCAAACAGCCGGTACTTTGCTGGCGAATCGTGAAACTCTTGCTGCCGAGCAAATGGCGTATAAAACTTGCTGGTCCTCGGCGCGCCAGAATTCGCTGAGACCGAAACCCGCATCGATTACTGGCCGCGCAGCTTCTTGCCGATGTAAAACGCGACGCCTCCACCGACCAGACAAACCGCAGCCGGCCAGTGATGCAGACTCAACACCACGCCCGCCACAGCGCTGGCAACTCCCGCAATCTGGACTAACTCGCCAATGAACTGCACATTGTTACCCGATCCGCCTGTTCCCGGCGCTCCTGCTTGCACGACGATTGGCATTTTCACTTTCCTCTCCGCGCTACCGCGCTTGGCACATCGAAAATGATCGCTGGCCCGCCTTTGCGCCCAGCCACTTCCACCGGCTGCGTTGCCTTACCGTCCCGCTTGTCATACAGCCACTTCCGCGCATCCAGCCGAATCCGCAGATCCTGCGCTTCGGCCAGTAGCCGCCATTGCTGCACTTCGTACGAATCCTTCGCATCCGCTGCCCGGTTCAGGTTCTCAAGGATTCGCCCAGCCGCCTCGCGATCGGCGAGCTCCGGCAGCTCCACGCCTGGCTTCCGCCCTGCGCCCTCTCTCTTGCCTCCCCGTGCCATTAAAGGAAAACCCTCGCGGAAATCAAAAAATCAAACATTCAGCGCTTCAGAAATTCGCTTCCCCGCTTCTTCATCCGAAACCTTCAAATATTCTCCGGTGCTGCTCAAACTCTTATGCCCAAGATGCTGGCGAACGTTCTCAACTCCTGCTCTGTCAATAGTTTGCATAGCAATTGAATGCTTGAGGACATGCGGATGGGCCTTGTGCTGCGGGATCCTGGCTGCTCTTGCGTATCTCTTAACGAGGCGCCAGAACTGTACTCGCCCAATTCCGAAAACCGGACTCCCTGGCTTTGATTTCCGTACGAATTCAATCAACGCCTCTCTTTCATCGAGCAGCGGATCCACGCTCGCCACCAGCGCTTGCGTGGTCTTGTTCGAGCCCTTCAAACGCTGCACCGTCAGGAACCCATCCACAACCGCATCTGCCGTAATTCCAACAACTTCGCTGGCCCTCAGACCGTGGTGGAACGCCACCAAAATCATCAGCCAATCGCGCTCGCGATTCACCTTCGCCGTGCTCAGTAGCCGCCTCAACTCGTCTTTGGTGAGTGCGTGCATGCTCGAAAACAATCAAAAAACTAAACAGTACGTGAAATTGTTGCTTGGGCTAGGCTTCAACCACTTCGATCTCGTACCGCCCAATCCCATGCGCACGAAACACCTTGTTGGTCGTCAGATACAAATCCTTCAGCACCGCTTTGCGCCCGCCGGGCAGCGCAATTTCCTGCCCACTCCGCGCATGTTGCGCAATCTCATCCAGCAACTGCTCGGCTTCTTTATAGCTTTTCTTTCCGTTCTCCCGCGCTTTCAGGTGCTTGACGATTTTTCGCGCTAACTCCGTCTTTCGCATGACATCTCCTGCGGTTGCCGCGCTCCCGCCGCAGCCGCTCTTTGCCAAACATCCGCTCCGCCGCTGTCAGCTCTGGTTCATCCGGCATCCCGATCGCAGCCATGCCTAGCAGCACGCCTTGCAGCACTTCCGCATGCTCCCGGCAAAACCGGCTCATCGTCGCTTCGCGCGCGCACCGCTTCCACCCAGCAACGTCCACCGGACGAAATGCCGCGCATTGCATCAGTTGTTTTAGCTCAGCGATACGACGAGATTGATGCCTGTCGCGCCGCCCAGCGTGAACGTGCCCGAGGTCGACAACGCATACAGCGGTCCGGCCACCACGTTTTTATAAATCGCTGGCGTCGCAACTCCCGCCGCGAACAACGCTTGCGCCGTGGCGCCCGCGTAAAGACCCCAGGTCAGCCCTCCGTCATACGACACCAGCAAATTCACGCTGGCCGCCGTCGGCACCGCGCCAATTCCAACGCCTTCGATCGTGAGTGTGCGGTCTCCGCCATCGCCTCGCGGCTGAACGGTAAAAACCGATGATTGGGGAGTGACCTGCGATGCAGCTACCGCTTGAAGGTTGGTGGCGACCTGATTGGTGCCGCCTGATTCTATCGTGGAAGGTTGCAGGCCGGTGGCCGCGGCTGCCGAGCCGGGTACCGGTCCTGTCAAAATATAGGAAGGCATTCAGTCCTCGCTGGGAAAGGAAAAAGGCCGGAAACGTTCTCCGGCCCTGGCGGCGAATAATTTGTATACGGCTACACTTCGGCTTGCATCGCCAACTCTCCACTCTTTTGGCCGCGCTGTCTACCTGTTCCTTGGTCCAAAATCGCTGCCCTGTTCCAAAGGCCGCAACTTAATTGGCCGCATGGCCAAAAAACAACAATCCTGCCCAGATAGCCCAAAAACAGGACAGGCAGATAGCGACCGTCACATCGAAACGCTTCCGTTCTACTGTAATCGGGAATTCTTGCCATGTGAGCATAGCCAACCCAGCAATGGCTGTCGCTACATTCACCCAGAAAACCACTGCCGCTAAAAGCCTTAAGTTTTCGAGCATTCCTCACCTCGCGCTTCAGACCTGAATTCCTCGAAGTACCTGTCCGGCGGGTACAATTCGCGCCGCACCAGTTCCTGTCCCACTGTTTTGCGAATCTCTTCGGTCCACCGCACCCAGCCCATCTCGCTCAATTTAAGCAACTGCCGCACCGACCAGTACGGCGCTCCAGCCAGATAATGCATCCGGAAAAGCACCAGGCGCGAGTGTTGCCCGTCACGTTTCAATGCAGCGACCCCGGCTTGCGCAAAGTCGGCCAAATAATCCTCCGCCCGCGGCTTCCGATCCGGCTTCCACTGGTTACTCTTGAACGCGCTGGCATCGATCGCGCCCAGCCTGCCCGTTCCTATTTGCTCCGAGCACGCTCGATACACCGATAAACACACATCAAACGCGCTCTGCTCTTCCGTCGTCTGCTCATAAGTCATTTAGAATCCCCTCACTGGCACCAGCTTTTCGGCCAGCTTTAACTGCGTCGCAATCCTCTCGGCAAACTTTTCCAGCGAACCGATCCGCTCGCGCAGCCGCTTTCCGCTCGGCTTCACAAACACAAATTCCGGCGTTACCAGCGTTTTTCGGGTGTAAATGGTATTTAGGGACAGGAAAACATCATCGAAGTCGGCATCATCCGGCCGGCGTCGGCGCTCGGAATCCACAAAGCGGAATCGCCGCTCCTGCTCGCGCTCTCTTCGGATATTGGGATCGCGGCGCTTTTTCCAGGCCGCGAATGACGCCCGCCGATCGCGCTTCGGTCTGCGCGAATCATACGCCTTCTGCCACTTCCGGCGCGCTTGTAGGTCTACTTGTGGCAACGGGCTGGGTCGCCCTTTTCCTCCGCCGCTTTACCGATACTGAAACTTTTTCCGCTTTTAATCAATAGTACCGTGCTCGCGCCGCACATGATCATTCAACGCCACTTCCGCCTTCGCCGGCTGCAGCGCCTTACTCTTCCACGGACACAGCCAACACTTCACCACAATCGGCGGCTCCCGCCTCTTGCCGCGCCGCCCTTTATACCGTCCAGGCAGCTTCGGCAACTCCCGCTTCGCTTCAGCCACAAACCGGATCATCGACCACCGAATAGCGGTGTCTCGCGCAGCCACTGCCGCGACCGCCACTCCAACATTTGACGGGTTATCCCCGGCACCCAACTTTTCTCCGGGATCGCCAACAGCGGAATCTGCACCACATGCCGCTCACACTTCACTGCCATCTCTCCCACACCTTCCGGCCGAGGGATCACCTTCCAGTCCGTGCCATGACACAAACAGCAGTTCTCCGCTTCCTGTTTCCTATGCTTTAAGTCGGAGACTCTCCTAGAAAACAAAGGACATAGCGGCGAAAAATGGCCCAACAGAGGAGACTTGCACACTCCGAGAAGATGGAACGTCCTAACCCTCGATTTATCACCAACTTGCGAAATCCGCTCGAGCTCGCGGAGGTGAGATAGTCTCCGAAGCACTTTGTACAGTTCTGCGCGCGAAAGGCGCCCTTCCCGGATCGCTTCTTCGGCCGTCATTCGCGCCACAC